AGGCACATGAAGGACAACTGATGCGTAATTACATCAAGAGAGTAGCGGTTGCACTCAGTGTATTGACAAACGTTATCCTGGGTGGCAATCTAAATCAGACATTCTCAGCGAGGAACTGGGAGTGGAAAAGGAACGGTAAGCCTAATATCGTATGGCTTATAGATGGAGTATTCGGTACAGATCATTGCAACTACTGCTGGTCTTACTGGAAAACAAGGAGACAATGGTAATGAATATCCCCAAGGGCAATGCCAAGCTTGCAGAAATCGTAGAGTTTTTCCTTTCGTCCTCTGCGTTCCGTAGGTTAAAGCTAGGTACACAGCGCGACTATGAGATCCACCTTATGGCGGTTATCAATACGAGCGTTGAAGGCAAAGACCTTGGGGCTTATCGCTGTGACAAACTCAAGGTGCGTCATGTAACGCAAGCATATGAACACTGGCTGGACACAGGTGTTCGTACTGCTAACTATCGTAAGTCTGTGCTGTCAGCAGCATGGAAACACGCTATGCGTCATGACGTTATGATTCACAACCCAGTAGCACTCATACAGACAGTGGCTCAAGCTCCTCGCCGCACTGTGTGGGATCGTGAACAGGTGCATCAATTCCTTGAGGCAGGTTACAGCGACTTCCGTTGGCGCAGCATTAGCTTGATAGTCCACATGGCATACGATTGGGGTCAGCGCGTAGGTGATATGCGGGTTCTCACCTGGGATCACGTTGACCTAGATCTGTGTCGTCTTGACTTGACACAATCCAAGCGTAACGCTGAGATACATCTCCCTATATCTCAAGGGTTGTGTGCTATGCTGCGTCAGCAGAAGGAAGACTTTGGGTTTCAACAATACGTAGCGCCAAGAGTTAGGCCACGTGCTGGAGCTTATACGCCTTATGATAAACAAGAAGTATCTATACTTATCAATGAGATACTAGACGAAGCTAATCTACCACGTGAACTAAATGCTATGGACTTACGGCGTACTGCTGTGACAGAGATGATGGAGGGTGGCGTAGACTTGGCTAACATAATGCAGGTTACTGGACACAAGAACATTGCGTCAGTTAAACCTTACATGGTAAACACATTAAGCGGTGCGACTAAAGCACTAGCAGCGAGAGGTAATGATGATGACGAAAAAGTATAAAACTATTGATATAGCCTTTCTACGTTCTATTTTGCATTACAACCCAGAGACAGGTATATTGACTTGGAAAGAACGTGAGAATAACCCAAGATTTAATACGTCTTTTGCAAACAAAAGAGCTGGCAATGAACGAACTCTTACACACAATAACAATGTTATTCCTTACACATTTAGAAGATTATCTATTACATATAACGGAAAATCTAAGGAATATGTAGAACATCGTATTGCTTGGGCTATTTATCACGGATCAGATATACCAGAGGGTCTTCAGATAGATCATATAAACGGCGATCCTTGTGATAATAGGATTGATAACCTACGAACTGTTACTATTCAGGGAAACGCTCAGAACCGATGTAAGCCTAGTAATAACACAAGTGGTGTAGTTGGTGTTTCTTACAATAAAAGAGAAAAAAGGTGGCGATCTTACATAAAGATAGAAGGAAAACAAAAGCATATAGGATCATTTATCAACAAAGAAGATGCCATTGAAGAACGTAAGAAAGCAGAGATAGAGTACGGCTTTCATGAAAACCACGGAAGGGCGAATAATGAAGAAGAGTAACTGGAAACTACACAGAGAATACGCTGAGTCTGTATCAGCCCTTGGTCCTTACCGTGGTGATTGCCCTTTCTGTAAAGGCAAGAATACTTTCACTGCCTCTTGCGAATTAGGAGTCCTGCAGTATAACTGTTACAAGCTAGGCTGTGACGTTGGTGGTAGGTTCGACACAGATATGACTGCCGCTGAGATACGGCGACACATGCGCCCAGCGCAAGAGGAACAACCAAAAGAGATAGAGACTATGGAGCTACCTGCCCAGTTAGTTATACCTACACCACAACATATCAAGCACAACCGATTCTTACGGCGCTGGGGTATCGTTGGTGGTACATACTATGACGTACAACAAGAGCGTGTTGTCTTTCCTATATACCACAAGGGTAGGATGATTGATGCAGTAGGACGTGCAGTAGGTACACGCAAGCAACCTAAGTGGTATCGCTACACAGGTGCAGCACACTACTACACTATAGGTGATGGCGACACCATGCTAATTGTAGAGGATGTTATCTCTGCTATCGTAGCATACCAAGAGCTATCCAATGTAACCTGTATGGCTATCTTAGGTACCACTATGAATCACAGACACTTTGAAAAGATAGGTGAGTATAACCAATCGGTCATAGCCCTTGATCCTGATGCAGTAGGTAAGACTATTGAGTATCGTAGAGAGATAGAGCTATGGACAGGTAAGCAAGCCAAAGCTTTGAGCTTATCTGATGATATTAAATACCGTATGCCAGAGGATATGGAAAACTTACAGGAGCTATGTGGAAGATGATTAAGGTAACATATATTGATCACATGGGTAGCGACTTAACAGTTGTTAACTCAGCACGTGTATCATTCGGCAAGAAGAGCCAACTTGTAGAAGGTGGGATAAAACAGGACGAGCAAGGTGATTACCTTGAGATGGTTCTGTCTGAACGTGACACCAAGCTGATCCGTTACCTAGCCAAACACAAACACATTAGCCCATTCGGTCATGCCTTTGCGTCCTTCCACGTCAAGGCTCCGATATTCGTCGCACGTCAGCTAGTGAAGCACAAGTTCCTACGTTGGAACGAGATCAGTCGTCGCTATGTGGATGAAGACCCAGAGTTCTATGTGCCTGATCTTTGGCGTGGACGTAGTGAAGACAAGAAGCAGGGTAGTAGTGACGAATGTATGACTAACATATCGGACCTTAGTGTTTATGGATTGTATGATAAAGATGTGTACCATAAGAGACACCGCAAAGGTTTTAACAAGACAGTAGCTACACAACATAAAGTAAACCTTGCACATCAAAAAGCATATCATTTGTACACAGTTATGATTGAGCAAGGTGTAGCACCAGAGCAAGCACGTATGGTACTACCACAGTCTACCATGACTGAGTGGTACTGGTCAGGTAGCTTGGATGCCTTTGCTGACATGTGCAACCTACGCCTGAAAGATGACACTCAACATGAGACAACACTAGTCGCTGAACAGATAGATCAGCACATGTTAGAACTGTTTCCTATATCTTGGGAAGCTTTAGTATATGAGGATGAATAATGAGTAAGCTACCAGAAGGACGCAAGCCACTACCACAAGAGTGGTTCATTGATAGAGCTAACATGATGGAGAATGGAAACATGAAGCAGTATGCAGTAATGATAGACGTAGATGGTGACTGGATGTATGTACCAGCTAACGCAAACATGTTCTACAATCACCCAGCGCCTAAGTTATTCCATAACAAAAGAGATGCAGAAGAGGAAGCTGCACGTTGGAACACGGGTGTAGTGGTAGACTACAAGACAAAAGCTATACTACCATTCACACAAGAAGAACGTAGACGTGCAATGGAACGGGCAAAGGCAAACAGTAATGATTAACTTTTTCTACGGTGTTGCATTTATGTACTTACTTGCTATACCTCTACTAGCCTACGTTGTGGATTCTGTGGACGAGGAAGACCACACCGCAAATTGGCGTTTTGCTTTTATGTGGCCTGTGGTTGCATTAGAAGTAATTGTACGAATTTTAATAGGAGACAAGTCAGATGGAACTGGCACTGATTAAGACACTACTGAACCGTGAGTTCTACAACAGACACAAGGGCATCAAGTGTCCTGACAAAATCTTTAGCAAAGATGTACGTAAGATCAAGCAAGCCTTGGATGGTGCGATGGAAGCTTACGATGGTGACATGACCGTTGCTGACCTTGAGGCTGTGTTCAATCGCATGAACGCAAGCATGACTACAGCTACACGCGGTGCCTATGAAGACCTCTTTAAGCGTATCAGTATCACCGAACCAATCAAAGAAGAGATAGCACAGGACACACTATCACAGTTATTCCAACAGCATGTCGGTGATCGTGTAGCTAACTTAGGCTTTGACTTTGTTAATGGTACAGAGAATAGCCTTGAACCTTTGCGACAACTACTAGAGGATTACAAAGATGACTTTACTCCTAACCTTCGTGTTGACTGGGATGACAATAGCCTTGACACAATACTTGATGCCACGCTTTTGGAATCCAAATGGAAGTTCAACATATCTTCCTTGGCTCGTAGGGTGGAAGGTGTTAGTGGTGGTCACCTTGTCTTGGTTGGCGCTCGTCCCAACACTGGTAAAACTTCTTTCCATGCCTCTCTACTAGCAGGTGCTGAAGGGTTTGCACATCA